GCGTTGTTTTTGGTAGGTACAGCATTACAAGATACAATTGTTTGGGTTTGGACTAAATTTAAACAACTACTAACGTGGGCAGTGTCTAAGTTTGTTAACGTGTGTAGGTGTGATAAATAAGGAGGTAATATGGCTTTATTAAGCGCACTCATTGGCCCCGTAACTGGTATTTTAGATAAGTTTATTGAAGACAAAGACCAGAAGGTACTGTTAGCCCATGAAATTTCGACGATGGCGGACAACCACGCGCAACAGTTGGCTTTGGCCCAAGTCGAAGTCAACAAGGCTGAAGCAGCTAGTAATTCAGTATGGAAAGGTGGTTGGAGACCGTTTGTGGGTTGGGTTTGCGGTGCTGCCTTTGCTTATCATTTTGTTCTCCAGCCTTTGGCTATTTTTGTTATCGCTGCCTACGGTATGGAAGTACCTAGTCTCCCAGTGTTTGAAATGGGTCAGTTAATGACTGTGCTTATGGGTATGCTGGGTCTTGGTGGTTTGCGTAGTTTTGAGAAAACTAAAGGAGTCGCTAAGTAATGGCTAAACCTAAACTAAGTATAGCAGACAGGTCACTTAAATTACGCTTGAAGAAAAAGACTAGTGACGGAAGTTCTATTATGTCTCGACCACGTAGTAAACACGACAAACGAAATTTTAAAAAGTATAGAGGTCAAGGCCGATGAGTTTTAAGTTATCTGAAAGAAGTTTAGATAGATTAAAAGGTGTTGATCAAAAACTTGTTGACGTAGTAAAAAGAGCTATAGACCTAACGGAAATAGATTTTGGTGTGACGGAAGGGTTAAGAACGCTAGAACGACAACAAGAATTAGTTGAAAAAGGTGCTAGTCAAACCTTAAAGAGTAAACACTTAGGCGGTAGGGCTGTTGATTTAGTAGCCTATATAGGGTCTAGGGTTAGCTGGGAGTTAGCTGTTTACGATGACATAGCCGAAGCGGTTAGACAAGCCGCAAACGAACTAGACGTTACCATTCGTTGGGGAGCAGCCTGGCATAAAAACTTAACGGATACCAAAATGTCCGCTGAAGATTTAATGAATGAATACATAGATCTCCGTCGTTCACAAAGCAGACGACCCTTTATTGATGCGCCGCATTTTGAACTTGCATAAAAAATAGCTTTTTTCGTATAAGATATGATAAGATAATCTACGATATTATTAGACAATATGCGAGGAGCAATGGATGAAATATATGTAGCGGAGGCAGTATTTAGGATTGTTAGAGAGCGACGTTCGACTATTGTGGATGTATTGCAGTACGGTAACGTTAAATCAATGGAGCAATACCGTGAACTTATGGGAAGTATAGACTCCCTAAATCATGTGGAACAGGAACTCAAGAGCCTGCTAGAAAAACAGGAGCAACAAGATGACTGAAGAAATAAAGCAAGAAGAAAAACCAAATTTGGCTGAAGCCTATGTGGATAAGCCTGTTTTAAATCCAGAATTAATTAGCGGTTCGTTATTAGAACGGCTACCTCAACCAACAGGTTGGCGCGTATTAATTCTTCCTTATAAGGGTAAAGCTAAAACAGAAAGCGGTATTTTTTTACCGGATGAAGTTCAGGACAAAAAACAAATTTCAACGCAGGTTGGGTATGTTTTGAAATTAGGTCCGTTAGCTTATAAAGATCAGAGTAAATTTCCATCAGGAGCTTGGTGCGAGGAAAAACAGTGGGTAATGTTTGCTCGTTATGCTGGCTCTCGTTTTCAGATTGATGGAGGAGAAGTAAGGATTCTTAATGATGATGAGATCCTTGCATCTATTCTTGATCCAGAAGATATTCACCACTTATAAAGGATAAACAATGGCCGAAGAAGAAAACAGTTATGACACCGATAACGAACCGGATACAGAAGTAGAGGTTCTTGACACAGAAGACTCTGCAACAAACGGCGCGTTACAGGCAGATAACGAAGATAACGAAGACGATCAGTTTAAAAAAGCGGAGTCCTCCACTCAAAAACGAATAGATCGTTTGACAAAAAAAATGCGGGAGGCTGAACGCCGAGAACAAGAAGCTGTTAATTATGCTCGAAATGTTCAAACTGAGGCCGAACAGATAAAAAGCCGCATGCAAAACTTAGATAACAGTTATGTTTCTGAGTTTACTACTCGTGTTGGCGCTCAGATGGATCAAGCGGAAAACGACCTTTCTCGTGCGATGGAGATGGGCGATACCAAATCTGCAGTAGAAGCACAACGTAGAGTAACTGCTTTAGCCATACAGGCTGATAGAGCTGAACAAGCAAAAGCTCAACAGGCTCAACAACACGCTCAACAACAAGCTCAACAAGCTCAACAACAAGCCTACGCTAATCGTCCGCAAGCCGCTCCGGCTAGGAGACCAGACCCTAAAGCGGAGCAATGGGCCACAAAAAACAAGTGGTTTGGCGATGATCAAGCCATGACTTATGCGGTTTTTGGGTTACATAAAAAACTAATTGAAGAGGAAAGATTTGACCCGCAAAGTGATGAGTACTATACTGAACTGGATAGACGGATGGCGGAAGAGTTTCCGCTTAAGATTAAAAGCCAAAGCAAAAGACCAGCCCAGACGGTTGCTTCGGCCTCTAGAACAGTCTCTGGGCGCAGTGGGAGAAAGGTTCGTCTCACCCCGAGCCAAGTCGCAATAGCGAAAAAATTGGGTGTGCCACTTGAAGAATACGCGAAATACGTGAAGGAGTAATAAAGATGAGTGAAGAAAATGAAGTCGATAGATCCCCTCGCGCAACAAAAACTAGGGAGAAACAAGCCGTGCGTAAACCTTGGGCTCCCCCCTCTGTATTAGATGCACCGCCTGCACCGGACGGTTATACGCATCGTTGGCTCCGAGCGGAAACGCGAGGATTTGACGATACTAAAAACGTCAGTTCAAAAATAAGGGAAGGTTGGGAATTGGTCCGAAAAGACGAATATCCTGATTTTGAAGGTCCCGTTGTTGAATCAGGTAAGTATTCAGGTGTTTTTGGACAGGGTGGATTAATTCTCGCTCGTATGCCATTGGAAACTGTCGCAGAACGTACTGATCACTTCAGAAGACGAAGTAAAGATCAAATGGATGCGGTAGACCACGACATGATGCGTGAGAATTCACACTCAACCATGACGATCAGTAAACCTGACCGTCAATCTCGTGTAACTTTTGGTGGTCCTAAAAAATAAAATAGGACTGCTCTTTTAGGAGAAAAAATATCATGGCAAATGCAACAACAGCCTATGGTCTTCGTCCTATTGGGCTCGTTGGAAGCGGTGCAAACTCAACAGGTGTAACCGAGTATGAGATTGCTTCTGACAACACTGATGCTATTTACCAGTACTCTATCTGCGTTCCTCTAGCAGCGGGTGTTATTGGTCAAGCTGGTGCCACAAATGGTGGAACCACACAAGCATTAGGTGTCCTAATGGGCGTTCAGTACCAAGACTCTGTACAGAAAAAACCTGTATGGATTAACTACTGGCCTGGTTCAGGCTCTGTAAGCGTAGACACTAACTATGCAGTTAAAGCCTTCGTAGCAGATAACCCTAACCAGCTATTTAAAGTGGCTTCCGATGCTTCATTGACAGATCGTGCAACTGCACTGTCTGCCGTGTTTGCAAATGCGTCACTTGGAACCTCTGCACGAACTGGAAGCACCGATACAGGTAATTCTAATAGTGCTTTAGGCGTTTCTACTATTGCAAGTACTGCGACACTACCACTTAGGGTTGTCGGTATTATGGATGATGAGGCTAACAGCGATTTTGCTTCGGCCGGTATTCCGCTTATAGTTAGATTAAACGCACATTTCAATGCCGGAACCCGTAGGTTTGATTCACAAACCACTGCGGATTCTACCGGCCTTTAAGGAGGGTTAAATAATGGCTATTTCTCGCGCACAACTGGCGAAAGAGCTAGAACCCGGCCTTAATGCCTTGTTCGGGCTTGAATACAACCGTTACGAAAATGAGCATGCTGAAATTTTTGAGGAAGAGTCTTCGGACAGAGCCTTTGAAGAAGAAGTAATGCTTGCTGGTTTTTCAACAGCACCTGTCAAAGGCGAAGGAACTTCCATCAGCTTTGACGATGCTCAGGAAACATTTACAGCTCGTTACACACACCAAACCATCGCGCTTGCATTCTCGATTACAGAAGAGGCTATCGAAGATAACCTTTATGATCGGCTTGCTTCTCGATACACCAAGGCTCTTGCACGTTCAATGGCCCAGACAAAGCAAATCAAGGCAGCTTCTATTTTGAACAATGCGTTCAATACGAGCAACCCTGTAGGTGACGGTGCAGCTCTTTGCTCATCCTCTCATCCAAGCCTTTCTGGTAACCAGCGTAACGTGTTGTCAGTTGCTGCTGATCTCAACGAAACTTCGCTTGAGCAGATGCTTATTGACATTGCGGGTCTTACTGATGAGCGTGGTCTAAAGATTGCGGTTCGTGGCACAAAGTTGATTATCCCTAAAGAACTGCAATTCATCGCAGAGCGGGTTATTAACTCTAATCTACGTCCTGGAACTGCGGACAACGACCTTAATGCAACAAAGAGCATGGGAATGCTTCCTGAAGGAGCGGTAGTAAACCACTTCCTAACGGACACCGATGCTTTCTTCATTAAGACTGACGCACCTAACGGCTTCAAGTACTTCAACCGTTCGCCTATTAAAACGGCAATGGAAGGGGACTTTGATACCGGTAACATGCGATTCAAAGCACGAGAGCGTTACAGCTTTGGTGTCTCTGACTGGCGTGCTGTTTTCGGCACAGCAGGTGCATAACCTCTTGTAAAATAAGACAAAATTTTATTTTGTGAGATAAGGGAAGGGATGGGTAAAACTATCCCTTTCTTTTTGTGCTTTTTTTTTGTATTCTATACATAACCTGACAGTTGCAATGGTGCAACTGACATTTGCCACGACAGGAGATAAAAATGGCGACCACTACTTTTTCCGGACCAATTAAGGCTGGAACAATTAAAAACACAACAGGAACCACTCTTGGTTCTGACGTTAAAAATGTTGGTTTCACCGTACTGGCACAATCCGCTGCTATTACTCAAAGTACAACTGCTGCTGCAACAGGCATTGTGATTCCAGCCAACTCACAGATTTTAGAGGCAACTGTCTTCGTGACAACTGCATTCGATAATACTGCGACTCTCAGCATCGGAACAACAGCGTCTTCTAACGAGCTTGCGACTGCTGTTGCAGTTTCAACTGCTAATGTTATCAAACTCGCATCTCAGGCTACAATTCCTGACGCAGATGCTTGGGAAGATGTTGGCACAACAGACGTAGAAATTTATGTTGATTCAAGTGCTACTACCGCTGATGCTGGTGTTGGTACTCTGACTGTTACTTACATTCAGAACAACAACTTAGCTTAACAGGAGGTCTAAATGGCTGGTTCTGATGTAAGATCAAAACGTTTGACTGCCACTGGTTCTGTTGGTGTTGGTCCTGCGCGAATTCGTCAGATACAGGTTTTGACCACGACAGGAACTCCGCGCCTAACCATTACCGACGGTAATGGCGGCGCTACCGTTCTTGATCTGGATTTTCTTGCATCTGATACACACTCAGTAAACATTCCCTCAGATGGTATTCGGGTTTCAGATATCTATATATCTGCTTTTACCGCGTGTACCGCTGTGACTGTGTTCTACAACTAAACGGAGGCTCAGATGGCTCGTGAAGTTAGTTCTATCTACACTGTAGGAACTTCCGATCCGTTTGAGTTTCAATTAGCCCGTGGACAAGTTGATGGCGGGGATAATCTGTAATGGCTATGACTAAGGACGTGACCAGAACTCCTTCCGGAAGAATTAAATATCGGGGAGAAACTTTTCCTGGTTTTAATAAGCCAAAAAGAACCCCCGGTAAACCTAAGAAAAGTGCGGTGTTAGCTAAAAAAGGTGACCAAATTAAATTGGTTCGTTTTGGCGATCCGAATATGTCTATTAAAAAAGATCAACCTTCTAGGAGAAAAAGTTTTAGGGCGCGTCATTCTTGCGATACGGCCAAAGACAATTTTTCTGCTCGATATTGGTCTTGTAAAGCATGGTGATATAAATGAATCAACTTACCCCTGAAGAAGTATTAAGTAAATTAGCACATCATGAAATGCAATGTAACATCCGTTATCAGAACATTGAAAGACGGTTGGATTCGCAAAAAGAGGATTTAAAAGGACTGAGCAATAAATTGTGGTTCTTAGTTGTTTTAATTATTGTTACGCCAATGGTGCATCGTCTTTGGGCATGAAATGCGCTTAGAATTTATAGGCGATCCTTTAGAAAAATCAATAGCACAGGAGATTATGTCTTGGTCTAGCACTGTTTTAGAAAAGCCAAACAAGTTTTTTAACGGTCTGCCACCTTGCCCTTATGCAAAACAAGCCTGG